TGATCACATAATTTGAATGGTGGATGATCCGATGCTTTATACCAAAACACCTGATCTTCTATTTTGTTTGAGGTAACATTATTACAGATAACCAGGCCTTCATAGTTCTCCGTACATTGATCCATAAATGTACAGAACATATCGTAAGTTGGAAACATACCTGCGTAGTTGTCGTAAATTCTCTTACGATTGGTTGCGATGTTCTCACGCAGAATGAAAACAAAGTCAATTTGAGTACGCAGATTTGGTGTGATACCAAGAGGATACTGCATAGTGATAATCGTCATCAAATCAATGTGACGACCGTTCATAAACACATACCGAGTAGATTCTTCATTCATCCACTCTTTTGCAGCGTACAGACAGTCATCCAGAATAAGAAACGCACGAGGGTCAATGTTTGAGTTACCACCCTTTGAGAGTTTGTCCTTGTTACGAGTACTCTTGACATTCATCTGACGCTTGATAACATTTTTCACGATTTCAGGTTTGTATTCATCGTGAATAAGTTTGGAAGGCACCATACTTTGAAAAAATTCATTGACAGCTTCTGTGGCAGAGATAACTGTGCCTACAGGAAACAGACTTTGAACGTTGTAGAGAATATCTCTTACCAAAAAGGATTTGCCCGTATCCTTTTTACCAATGACGACGATCATAGGACTTTTACGAGAATCGATATCACACCGATCCTTGATCATATCGATGTTAAACTTTCTTAACTGGAAATTCATCCTATTAAAACCCACAACAGAAAATATACAAGTAACTTCAACGAGCGTTTGCTTTTGGATATTGATTGCCTAGCCAAACAAATAATGGGAAAAGAGTTGCGGACCACACCGGTCCAAATGAAATTGCATCGGTGCAAGGCAATTGATGGAAAACATTGGGGATTTTCTAAATTACAGCCCTTTTTTCCACCGTTGGAGAAACTGTTCAAGACAGACAATTTGAACGATGTATTTTCATATGGTGTCAAACTGACGGACGAGATTGACACAATTATTGACAAGGACAATATTCGTACTACGCGTGGCAAGGTTGTTCCTATTCATCGCAAGACTACCTCTATTCTCAACCACCTGCGATGGATGAGAGGAGATTATGGAGCCATTGGTCTTCCAAAGCCAACAGAAGTGGAGGAGGAAATACGAGAACGCACTCAGAGCCCACACAACGCGGCCTATGTTGGAGCGATCACTTCTATTGCTCTTTCAGAATCGGGATGTATCCACTTTCCAAAGGTCTATGGAGTCTATACAGGTGTGGTTGATAAGCATACGATTGATATTTCAGATGACTACGATGACCTGTCGGACAAGACTTGGTTCGGTGAGAATATTGGCAAGACCTTTGAATTGAAAGTGAAGACATCTAATGGAGATGAAACCTTTACTCATACTCGCAGTCAGAGACCGACTGTTATCTTGGAGGATACATCTGATATGGTATTGGATGTTCAAGATATTGAAGCAGAACATGTTGATAATCCTTCTCATCTTGAATCCATTAGTGGAGAAAATGAGGAGAATGATGAGGACTATGAAGATGATGAAGAAGACGATTCTCCGTATGATGTCTTTGATATTGAGTCCTGTGATTGTGAGGATGAAGAGGATGAAGATATGGAAGATGATGATGAAGAGGATTCATTTGCTTGGGCTACTTTCAGCAATCTCCCTGTGGTCACTACCGTCATGGAAAAGTGCGATAAGACCTTTTACGAATTGCTTGAAGAAGAGCCAACGGACTCCGCAAAACACATAGCATGGATAGCACAGGTAGTATTTGGGCTCGCTTACGCTCAACGTAACTTTGGTCTCACCCACAACGACCTCCACGGCAACAACATCATGGGGGTCAGTACAACAATTGAACATCTCTATTACAACGTAGAAGGCGTTTGCTATAAAGTGCCTACGTTTGGATACATCATGAAGATAATTGATTTTGATAGAGCAATTGTTTCCATCAAACTTCAAGGTATGAAAGAGTCCAAGACGTTTATGAGCAGTCAATTTGATGTGAATGAAGAGGCAGGAGGTCAGTATAATATGGAACCGTATCACTATCCAGAAGTTCCATTCATTCCTGCTTGTCCTTCGTTTGATTTGTCAAGATTAGCAACGTCTCTCTTCTGGGATATGTTTCCGGAAGGACCCGATCACAGTTATACTCATCCACTTTTCAATGTCTTTCAAGATTGGATGAAACAGCCAGATGGATCATCAATTATGTTTAGAAAGCAGAGGGATAACCACGATCGCTATCACGGATTTGATCTATACAAGGCAATTGCACGTTACTGCAAGGATGCTGTTCCTAAGAAAGAAATTGGACGACTCAATTTTTATCAGATTCCAAGCATTCCAGTTGGAACGCCTTATCTCTTGATTGAAGCATAATTCGCTTCTACTCTTGGTCGCTGATGGTCTGGTAGTTTACCTTCATTAAGAAGTCGAATAGAACAATCTCTTGCGATATCGTGTCTTCCACAATGAAATGCTACGATTGATAATTCATCCAATGCTCTCCAGTCATACATCTCAGGTTCAAAGAATAGAACTTGTGATGTAGGTTTCGGTATGGATGCTGCATACATTGCCATCGCCAACAATTCTCTTGACCACTCTCCTTTTTCACGACATTGAGAAACATAACTCACGAGAGACTCATTTCTTTCAGGATTGCATTCGTGAGCCTTCCAAGCCCATTCTTTTGATTTGGTAAGTCGAGATATCCACAAAGCAGAAACATACATCTCTTCGTGCCATCGTCCCATTTCATATCGCTTTTTGTACCATTTTATTGCCTCTGGAAAGTTTTGGTCATCCAAATAGGTCTGTGCTAAATAGAATACGTATCGTTCATTATCAGGTTCCTTTTCAAGTGCTTTTCTAAGCACTGAAATATCTCGTTTGACTTTGTCAGCAGTGTTACGTGCTCCAATATGACGACAACTCATAGTGAAATCTTCTGGCAAATGCAACTCGTTTCTAGGTTTATCATTGGTAGCATATTCGTGGAGTACACCCTTGTATTTCCATCCATCATTTGCTTTGAAGATCTGTCCTCTTCGATAGAAACACTCTTTTTGATGAAACATAAAGGTTACACAACTTGGCCCTTTTTGCAGGTAACTTCTCAACAATTCACGACCATTCGATGGAAATTTAATAATGTCATCTGCGTCAATCACTAGAATGTAGTCCATCTTGCCATCACAGAGTTTCAGAGCTTCTGAACGATTGTGTCCGAAATCAACCCACTTTCTTGAATAGACATTTCCTTCAATATTGTGTTTCTTGTAGAAGTCCTTAATTTTCTTGACTGTATCATCTGTTGAACCGGTATCAACAATACAGTAGGTATCGATAAGAGGCAGAGTCATAGTAAGAACTTCTTCAATCACATGTGCCTCATCTTTTACGATCATATTCAATCCAATACGAATATTTGAGATTTCAACGTGTCGATCATCTCCAATATGACGAAGGAATCCTGCAGGATTTTGAGTGAGTGCCATTTTATAACCCAGTTCTCTGCAGTGGTCATTGATTGCCCTTTCTGCTGCTAATCCATCGGTTCCTGTGAATCCTGAAAAAGAACCTTTGAAAATAGTTTGAAAATCTGATGTTCTGCGAAGACCAGGATTGAAACTGTAATATCCCCAACCTCCCCAACAGTCTAGAAAGGGTGGATTGTCCGACATCTTGTAAATACGATCATCCCATTCACGGCACATCACAGCACTCACCTTATCGCTCATCACTTCAAACGATGCTTCAATCACACCAGGTGCATAGGTTTCCCAATCGTCTTCCATATGGAAAATGTATGGAGTTGTAACGCGAGAATAGGCATCATCAATACACGCCATTTGACCACGATGAGGTTTAATAATCCAAGTAAAGTCCGGATATTTCTCCATCAATTCAGTCATTGGAACACCACTGTCTTCTGTGATGATCCATTCTTTGATTGGGTAAGTATTGAATTGTAAAAAAGATTCAATTGTCTTCTTGAGAAGATCAGCTCTTCCACAAGAAGTCAACACGACGGTTACTCGTTGGTCCATACTAGTATAGATTGTATTCTCTTAAAATCCTGGTTTTCCTACGAACATATCTTGCACGGTGGACGTGACCTGTTCCACAACCTCAGCTGCTTCGTCTGTTCCTACTGCATACGCAACACCTGTGGCAATACCACCTGCTCCTAATCCAAGTTTCGTAGCACTGCTCCAATCAACCGATTCATTGCGACTTCGGCGGTCCCACACATACAACACGATGGCGACAGACGCAACAATAAGTGCCACAATGGCAAGTGTTTGATAATCCATCTTTGTTGTGAAATCCGCTTTTTAGTTTCACAAATTCAACGAGACAGTTTCAATGGACGCTTTCTTCGCCAACTCTTTTTCAAGGTCTTCCTCTTCTTCAGGTTCTGGGTCTGCGACATCCAAGCTAATCTCTTCTCCAAGTTGTAACTTTTCTGGTTCATCCTCTTCTTCATCCTCAAACTCTTCCACTTCATCAATTTCTGCAAATTCCACCTCTTTCTTGGGTTCTTCAGATTTCTTGACTTCTGGAACGGGTTCAAGAGCAGGAGATGGAGCAGGAGCAGGAGCGACACGGGCTTGGAAATATGCCTTTGAAATCTCTTTCCAAGGAATGAAACTGTCAATGACTTCGTTCAAGCAGTTGCCCAACATAGATTCAATTTCACGACGATTTCTTGCCTGTTGTTCGGATGGAACCGCAATGGTCTTGAAAAGGTAGGCATTGGACCAGGACGAACGAGCCGCAGATTTGTAGAGAGCGTGAATGAACTTATCAACCGACGGGCGTTCAAAGTGAATATCAACATGAGTGTCTTCTAAATTCTGCATACTGGCAAATGCACGAATGTAACTGACGAAGACACCAAGCAAGAGGTCTTCAATGTAATCACATTTAGAGGCGGTTGAGATACGGTCAATTTCTGCTTTCAAGGTTTCATCGGTCCATTGAGGAACACGAGTGAGAAGGTTCTGGAATGTCTTGATAGTCTGTTCTGGCTGCTTGTTTCTCTCACAGGCAATCTTGGCATTGTCGTAGATGCTCCAGAGACCGTCGGCGATATGAGGAATCAAAACACGAGAGAGGTTCTCGCGAAGGGTTTGTTTTACGAACTCAGTACTCATTTATTTAGAGATGAGGTACATAGTTTAGATAAACGGACGCATGAAGTTGGTTCTTATTTTAATGATTCGCAATGAAGAGCGGATTTTAAAAAGATGTTTGGAGGCGGTAGAGGGCCTTGTGGATGCGTTTTGTATTTGTGATACTGGCTCGACTGATAAAACCTGTGAAATTGCAGAAGAGTTTTTAAAGACACGAAATGGGTGTCTCACAAAAACAGAATGGAAGAATTTTGGGCTGAATCGATCACTCAGTTTTGATGCTGCTCAAAAATATTTGGAAACAATACACGGAAAAGAGTCTTTAAAAGATTACTATGGTCTGCTACTTGATGCGGATATGGTATTTGTTCCAGGAACATTAAAACAGCAGGAACTCACTGAACCTGGATATACGGTTATTCAATGTGCAGGAAACTTAGAGTATCCAAATGTTCGTTTGGTAAGAATGGACTATCCTTGGAAATGTGTCAGTGTAACCCACGAATATTGGGCAGGTCCGTCGTCTTCTTTGCCAAAATCAGTCTGTTATATCGATGATCGAAATGATGGTGGTTGTAAATCTGATAAATTTGAAAGAGATATGCGTCTTTTAGAAGAAGGGTTGAATGAAGAACCTGGTAATGTTCGTTATATGTTCTATCTTGCTCAAACCTATCACAGTCTTGGAAGACTTCGTGATTGTATCAATATGTATAAACGGCGTATTCATGCAGGTGGATGGATTGAAGAGATTTGGTATTCGATGTATATGATTGCACAAACATATTTGACTCTTGAAGATCCAATTAAATTTGAACAGTGGATGTTGAAGGCTTATAAGTTTAGACCAGAAAGAGCAGAATCTCTTTATAAACTTACTAAATATTTCCGCGAAGTAGGAGATCATTACAAGGCATACGAATATATGCGTAGAGGTATTGAGAAGCCATTTTCAACAGATGGTCTTTTTATTGAAAAAGATGTCTACGAAGGTCTTTTCTATTATGAAAAATCTATATTGGATTACTATGTTAAGAGTGATAGACGAGAAGGCTTGTTATCCTCTACTCAATGTATGTTGAAAATACATCAACATATGGGAAATGTATTATCAAATCTTGTATTCTATGCAACTCCTCTTAAGAATTCAACGATTGTACCATTCGATACTACAAAACAAGTTTGGGGTCCGGATTTTAAAGTGAGTGCAGTTTCAGTATTGGGAGATGTTGTAAATTTGCGTTACATAAATTACTGGATGGAAAATGGAGATTATAGAACTCCAGATGGTCAGTGTGTGCAAACCTACAATACCAAATTTGATGGAGAAACATACACTCCAATTTCAGGAGATGATATTGCTCTTACAAAAAAAGAAACAAATGTAAAAGGATTTGAAGATCTTCGATTATATACCAACTCAAACCAAGAGCTGTGTTTCATTGCAAATACTCAGGAGTATGATGGAGCGCAAGTATATATGGTCAGAGGATTATATAACGACCCTTTTACCAACTGCGTATTAATGAAATCACCATTTGATAAGCCTTGTGAGAAGAATTGGTTACCAATTAATGGTACAGATCGTATGATTTATCATTGGTATCCTCTGCAGATAGGAACTGTAAATGGAGATCAACTTGAGATTGATATTATTCATAAAACTCCTCCAATATTCTCTTTATTCCGTGGTTCTGCTTCTCCATTTGTTTGCAATGATGAACTTTGGACGCTTGTGCATTTTGTACAACACGATAAACCAAGAAAGTATTATCATTGTTTTGTTAAACTTGATTGTAATAGTTATGCTCCTAAGGCAGTTTCTCTTCCATTTGTATTCCGTTCGGCTTCTGTAGAGTACTGTATTTCTGCAAGGGTTTTAGGAGAGACTATTCGATGCAATGTAACATTTATGGATGCAGAACCGTCGGTAGTAAATATTCCAATCAGTTCAGTTGAATGGATTGCGGTATAAACATAGACTGCTCTATATAATCAATGATTTTTGAAGACTTTCCAAAATCTCGAAAACAGCTTCGTGATCTTCATGAAGATTTCAAGAAATCAAAATTAAAAGCAAATATAGAACTCATTTTAGCATTCGTTATTCACAATGCTAAAATAGGTTTGACTAGTTATGAAAATCATACTATTCTTCCTCTTCATCAAGGAGTTATAGAATATATTCAATACTGCAATGATATTGCAGAAATTTTAAGAAAGAAACTTCCTGACAGTACGATTACATTAAAAGAGAACTTTATGAATATTCAAATTAGCATTGATTGGAGTTAATCCAAATGTGCTATCACTTCCTGTCTTAAATTTGAGTAAGCTGGTCTTTGAAACCCTAGCTTAGTTTTAAAGAAGTAGATATTTGGCAATCTTGTCCAGTATCTATCGATACAGCCGTTATGATCCTGTTTTTCTCTCATTAATTGAACTCCTTCTGAAGCAATCTCAAATACACGTTCGGAAGTCTTTTTATTCAATAAATAGCCGGAAGATGTTGTACAAGACTGCAGAGATTTAGAGAGTAAGTTATCGTGTGGTTCTCTATGACCATCTTTACTAATTGATAAAAAGCAAATGTCAACATCATACTCTCTTGAAAAGTATTCATTCATAGAAGACCATACGAGTTCTTTCAAATCTAAAAATACAAAATCATCTTCTAAAATCATACAATGATTGTAATCTGATTCTTGAAAGTGTTTCATTACATCAATGTGATTCTGACTTGCTCCAATATAAGGATCTTCTGCTGCTTTTTTAGCCTTGTAATGATAGACTCTATGCAACGGCGCTCTAACAGATACTAATGCATTGAGTGTTTCGTAATATCTATCTTTACGATCTTCAAGGTTGAGAATATAAATTACATCTATCTTTTCCCAACAAGGATGGTATTCTACTAGATCGTGTTTAATTCGATAAAACATCGATACGTGTCGAAACACTTCATTCTGTCCTGGCAACGAAAGATACCAGATGGGATAGTTTCCATAAATAAATACAATTTCGTCATCATTTGCCTTTCTTGTCGAATCAAAGGAGGCAACAACTTTCTTATTAAGTTTCGGAATCAAGAATTCAGAATTGATTATAGTATGTTCATTAAACTCTGCAAACTCATATTGTCTTAACCAATATTGAGACATCGCATTATCATTCAAATAAAAATTAGCAATATAGGCTGCATCTAAAAACTGTTTGCGTCTAGGATATGGAATAGTAAAGATATCCACTCCATCGGATAAATATTTCATTAGTTCAAATTTATCCTGTCCCTGCAGGAATGTTAGTTGATCTACATTGTCTAAAAAATAATGGAATTTAGGAACACCATTCCAAATAACATTCCCTATAAAATCAGTTGGACTGCTTCTTTCACAGGCTATACGTCTGTCTTCTTCTCCGTGATAACTGCAGATGTTTGTATGAACTAGTATACGACTACGTAAACGAGGATACAGAACCTGTTCCAGAACAGCCTCATCAACCGAATATCCAAAGTCCACAGACAGGTCAAAGCAAATATCCAAGGGAACTTTCCATCCGAATAGTCCTCCCATAATTTTAGACTTGTGCCAAAAGTGATCACGTATAATATGATAATCTTTGTCTGATTTCAAAAAATCATCAATACACCAACGATCTCGTTCGGTTATTCTAGAATCTGTATCTCTTACAAATCCTATCTGTGCAAATTTCAAGGGAAGATATCGATACAACATATTCACTGCTCCCTCTCTTTCAGTTGAAATAACAGTTGCGCCTTCAATAGGCCACTCTTTTTCACAAATACCTTTGTAAACATAAATTTCAAAATCAGGATAATACTGCTTGATTATTTCAATATTCTCAAGTAGTCCTGTGTAATAATTGTCATCTGAACCGTACAAACAAAAAGAGAACACCTTATTTACGTGTATAGGCGTCTCCATGATTCGTTATCCTCTTTAACGGGTTCTGATAGTAAATGCTTGATATCACTTACAGTAATCTTATGCGGTAATTTAACCGGCATATAGAATTTGTATGATTTTGCGGTTGTTTCATCTGCGATTCGTAACAAGTTCAATCGTGTCATCATTGTTTCCACACAACGAATCAATGTTCTCACTCCCTCTTCTCCGTGGGAATACTCTTTGATTAAGTATTTCACAGCCTCATCATCAATTGAGAGTCCATCCATCTTGATACGGTCAATCAACTCAGGCCATACATACCGTGTTACAATCTCTTTCTTGTCATCCGCATTGTATCCGGTACAGTCTATCACCTGCATACGGTCTTTCAAAATAGGATGAACTTTCTCTTCATCGTTGAATGAGAATACGAACAGCACCTGTGACAAATCAAAATCTACACCCGCAAAGTATCGGTCGTGGAATTGAGTATTCTGTGAACGGTCAGTCAAATGAATCAACATACTTGCCACTTCTTCACCGTGAGGTGTGCTTGAAATCTTATCCAACTCATCAAAATACATCACAGGATTCATACAACGAGCATTGATTACCGCATCTGCGATACGTCCCCAAATAGAACCCTCGTAGGTGTAAGAATGTCCTACAAAGGTAGCCGAATCAGTTGCTCCACCCAATGAGAAGAATTCAAAAGGACGTTTGAGAACCTTGGCAATTCCATTTCGTGCGAAGGAAGTCTTACCAACACCCGGAGGGCCTTTCAGCGCAATCACATTACCGATGGAGTTAGGATTGGATATCCATTGGGCTATGATTTGCATAATCTGTGTCTTCGCAGGAACCATTCCATAGACTGCTTTGTCAAGAATTTCAGTTGTGTCTTTAAGAAAGTTGGAACATACAGGAATACCATCGTCAATTTTTACAGGCAACGGAACAACCTTTCCAAACGGTATTCGCAGAAATCCATCAATCCAAGACCGTAACTTGTAACTCTCATTTGTTCCTTCCTCTTCCATATGCTCAATGATATCTAACTTCTTGATAACATTTGCCTTTACACTGTCTGCGATTGGCAAATCAAGAACACGAAACTTAGCAGGAACCTCATTCTCTGTCACCAAGAATGCCAACTTCTTCATATGTTCATTCATTCTACGTCTCTCTGCTCTTGGCAAACTGCTGTAGAAATCGCTTTCCTGCTCGTTCAAAGTAATCGCAGGACTTAAATCTTTGTCTTTTCCTTTGTCTTCTTTTCTTCTTTTTGCCATCTTAGAAGGTGTTACGTATTTGTTAATGAGGCCTTGGAGGAATTCATCTTCTTCTGGAAGCTCTTCCTCGTAGTCGTCTTCTATTTGACGATGAGATTTGTTACCTCCACTTTCAATATGTAAATCAATAGACAATCCGGACTTTTTAGGCATACTGATATGAATCTGTTGCATATCATCCTCCTCCATTTCGTCATCATCATCAATAACCATATCCTCTTCATCATCAAGTGATATTTCATCACTTTCAATGTCCCCCTCGGGAGGCACGTAGGTCTCATCTTCGCTCTCATCCTCCTCTTTCAACGTATCATCTTCTACCCATACCACTTGTTTCGGATCCCTCTTACGGAAGTTATACCGAGGCATCTTGCTGCCTCCCAAGGAAAAAAATGGGATAAACAATCCATTTTGTATTCCTATAAGTAATGGAACAGCTCACGGAGATTGTTGACCGTCTCCAAGAAGAGAATGAAAAAAGGGCGGCGGAAGACCCTGGCATAAAGAAAAGTGTAGAGATTGTGGAAGAATTTTTAAAGTCCAACAAAGTCCTTTGTTACGGAGGAACGGCTATCAACAACCTTCTGCCTGAGAAGGAACGTTTCTATCGTAAGGGGCGAGACATCCCGGACTACGATTTTTTCAGTGTGACTCCACAGGAACATGCGATGGCCTTGGCTGATAAGCTTCACAAATCAGGAGTGGAATATGTGGAAGTCAAACCGGGAGTCCATTTCGGGACATTCAAGGTATTCGCAAACTTTGAAGGAATCGCAGATGTAACGCAATTAGAGAAGAAGATATTCAATAAACTCTGGCAGAACCAAGTGTCAATCGAAGGAATTCATTACGTGACTCCTAATTTTCTGAGAATGTCAATGTATTTGGAACTTTCAAGACCAAGAGGAGATGTATCACGATGGGTAAAGATTTTTACACGATTGCGATTGCTGAATAAACACTATCCAATCTATGTGAAGGCACAGAATGAGATTATGCCAAAGCCGTTGGACCCAGAATACAAGAAGAAGGTTGTGAAGTATCTCACACGAGAACCGGTAGTCCTGCTTGGTATCAACGCAGGTCATATTATGGCAAAACAGAGAACCACTTGGAATGTTCCTGCTACGTTGTTGGCAGAGAAGGAGACGATTGAAAAATTGACAAAAGGTGAGACCGTTCGTAAGCATCCAGAGAGTGATATTCTGCCTCCCTCTACAGAAGTGCTTGATAATCACGGCAGAGTGGTGATTCGTTTCTTTGAAACGGTATCCTGCCACAGTTACCACAAAGCAGGTGGTATTCGTGTTGCGAGTATTCCAACCATTCTTCAGTTCTTCTTTGCCTTCATCTATACCGATGCCCCTGACAATGAAATTATTGATATGATGGTTGTGGGTCAGCGATTGATGGAGATAGCGAATAAAAAGAGTTCAAGACGATTTGCTATTCTGACACCGATTGATTGTTTGGGAGAACAAAAGACACTTGCGGAGATAAAACGAGAAAAAGCCGAGGTATATGTCAAACTTTCTCGTAATAAGTCTTCTCCAGAGTTCTTGAAGTATTTCTTTACATATGACCCATCAGATAGTAAAACACGCCGTCAAAAGAAGCGTGATTTGTTACGCAAAACTCGTAAGACACGATCAGAACTATAGTCGCCCAGTGTACCAAGTAATATCAAAGTATTGAGGATAGGCAGGTGGAGTGTAAAGGTCAGTCGGCATTGCTTTCACAAGTTTATCCAAGTCCTCTTGGTTCAAAGAACGAGGCCAGTAGGAAACAAGGTTAATGGTTCCGTCAAATCCTTCGTCTGAACCAATTTCTATGTTCTCATCATCCTGCTTTGGAAGTTGACCTAGAGTATGGTGTTGACGAATTGTTCCATTGATGTAGATATCAACCGAGTACTGATTGACTATCACTGCGAAGTGAACCCATTTCTTAGCAGGAATATTGGAAATCAAAATGGTCTCTTTTGCTCCGTAGGTATTGACAGCAACCATCAGGCCATTGGAAGTTGTGTCAAGGTATAGGCCGGGACAGTCTCCTTTGGAAAACACACGACGAGCCTTTCCGTAGTTGAATGTGAAGTCATTCACTAGAAGCCATCCTGCATAGCTGAACGTGATTCCCTCTGGTTGATTGAAAGAACGAGGAATCAAAGAATCAGACACAGTAATATGATTCTTTCCAGAAAGAGGTTTGGATAATAAGACTACTTGATCGCCTTGAATAGCGTGATTCAGTCTAAAGAATAGACTTAGCAGGAATAGAAATAGGAATATTCCTACTAACACGTAGAGGAAGGTTGGCATTGTTCTTTACTTAGAAACAAACCCCTTTGGCCCAAACCTTAATTTTTCCGGCTTCTTAGGTGTTGCTGGCTCCAATATTTGAAACATATCTTGAAATGCAATCTTCTTTTGTTGTTCGATATGAAATTGAGTAATAGGATAACGAACATTGTAAATATAATGAATTCTTGAATGGTCTGACTGGTATTCGGTTTGAAGATAGTTTGACTTGGATAAGCGAATAGCCCAATCGGTATCCTCTCCATTTCTCAAATCTTTGAACTCCTGACTTTTTGCAAGGTCTTTTAGCATTACGTTCAAATGATTAGGAGGACGAAGAAACTCACCATCTTTTGCAGCAGGTGCCCATATAGGATTGTAAAAACTGTGAGTAAACGTGAAGTCTCCAATTTGACCACGAAGTCTTGCTACGTCAAATCCTCCTTGAATACAGGCTTTTGCATCTTCAAAATAAGCATCGGTAACATCATCGTCGTCATCTAAAAATGACATATATTTGCCTGCTGCATTTTCAAGTAATTTTCTACGTTTAAGACCTACACTCATTTCACGATTATCGCTCATTGCCAAAATTTGGATCTTTAAATCTGGACATATTCTATCCTTCTGTTCTAGAATTTTGTTATAAAGTTTTGTGAACTTCTCTTCTCTTTCTTTCAGAGTTGGAATAAGAATAGACCAATCATATTCATATTTCTTTCGACTTATATAAGTCTTGAAATCTGCATAATAAAAGGGTGAATTTCGTTTATAAAGTTCATCTTTCAATTCCGGAAACCCATTTCCAGGATGAATGTGTTTAATTATACACTGACGACTTCGTATACATTTGTTTGCGAGTTCACCCTTACATAAATCAGTAAATTCATCATCACAGAAGAAGCTCTTATAATCTGGATGATAGAGATAACCAAAGCTATTGTAAATATCTCTGCCCATAATCGACTGTGTACAAAGTTCTCTTGAAAATCCATCATCAAACCAAAGAATATTACCACGATTTCCGTATGCTCTCACGATATCATCATACCCTCTTACTTGAGGAACCATATCATCGGATGCAAGAATTACAATATCCCAATCGTAATCCACATCTGCCATATTCGCATTGCAGGCTTCTATTTTTGTTTTGCTTTCTCCATAGAAGACTCGTTTCCATTCGAATTTTGCTAAATGAGGATAGATATCGAATTGCATAGAAGGATCATCCACATCGCAGGAAATAGCAATTCCCATTTGTTCTGGATGATTGGCCAATTCTACATATTTTCTTAAAGTCTCAAGAAACTTACTAGGCCTTGACCTTGTAGGAAACTTGATCAATATTTTCATTATAATTAAAAGCCAAAATTAAAGACGGATTTTCCACTCGAGTCGGTGATACCGAACGTGAATTTGTATCCGAAGATTGTCAAGACTGTTCCTCCAGTGTTGGTTCCTGAACTCTTAGGGGTGTCTGCTCCACACGTGGTTCCTGCTCCAAAGAAGGATTGTGCATCTCCAGGAGTCAACATAGTACCATATGCGTGAAGGTTGCAGAAAGAACCGGACCATCCACCCTTTGGACCAACTTGAATATCTCCACTTACAGGTTTTGGAACACCTGGTAGAATACAAGACTTCACAAGTTGTCCGTTGATGTAGACATCAAGATTGCGTTGGAAGACTGTGGTAGAAACAGAGAACCAAGACTGAAGAGGAACGTTTTCAACCACACACGAGAAGCTATCACCATTTGCAGAGGTGGCATTGGAAGGAGCAGGAGTGGAAGAGGATGCACTCGTTCCAGCAGGATAGACACTCACAGTTACAATCAAACTGTTATCGGTTGGATGCAATGCAATCTTGGGACCTACAATCGCGTTGTTGGAGTTATCAACATGCTGCATTACGATCTTTTCTTGACCGAAGCGGTAATCCCAGTCCTTGATATACATCCAGAACTGAGCACCATAATCAGACCCCTGATTCATATCAGAGATACTGGAAGCTGAAATCACCGTGCCTGTTTTTCCGTCTATGGCGGTCGGTGTTTGGTCTGCTGCTGGTAAGATTCCTCCACCAATTGCAGGAAGACCTACATATGCACGAAGAACATTATAGATAGCAAGAACGATAAGAATTAAGATGATTGTTCCAATGACAGTCATTGCCATATTTTTAGGTTGGAACCAAGAGCTTGTAGTAGGCGCTACCTGCATTTATCATTAGAAAGGGACTTTATTGAAAGAAAGTGGAACTATACAATGGAAAAACGGACTAATAATTTGCAACTATCATCGAAACCAGCCGTAATGTTTTGTAATAACTGTGGGGGGAAAGGACACCTATTTAGGACTTGTAAAGATCCGATACTGTCGTGTGGACTAATTTTAATCGATAAGCCTACATTGCCAGTGAATGTGGATACAACAAGTGTTCTAATGGTGCGCCGTAAAGATAGTCTAAGTTTTGCAGAGTTTATGAGAGGCAAATATGACTTGAATAATGAAGAGTACATCGGAAAATTGTTTTCGAATATGACAATCATTGAACAAGCAACTGTTGCTTGTAATCCATTTGATGTTGTTTGGAAACAGTGGTGGGGTGACGACAGATCATCCTCGGATTATGCGATCTCAAAAGAGAAGTTCGAGAAACTCAATCGATTGGATATGATGGTCAAATATATGTCGACTTACACTGAACCGGAATGGGGATTTCCTAAAGGCAAGCGAGTAAGAGGAGAAACTGATTTGGATTGTGCGATACGAGAATTTACAGAAGAGACGAATATTCCAAGAGAAGCTTATCTTGTTATGAAAAACATTGTGTTGGAAGAGACGTTTGTTGGTCTCAATAACATTCGGTACAAACACATCTATTTCTTAGCTATTCTAAAGAATCCAGAAATGGTGAATATCAATCAAAAGTTCACACCCATGCAAAGACGGGAGATTTCCGCGGTCTCATGGAAGTCGTTTCAAGAAATTCATACTATAGTAAGGCCTCATCATTCAGAACGAAAGTCGATGTTAAATCAACTCAAAACCATTGTTGAAACATTTGAAACATTCTAGTTTTGAAATCGAAATCCAGCAAGTTGAACTGTAATCGCATAGGATACAACTGAAAGGAAGAATATCCACCACCAAAGAGGGAATATAGTTGCTTCTTTTGTTGAGGTTCCAAATGGACGAACACGACCCTCTCTTCCAAACGCAATATCAGGTTTCAAATACAGAAACCCTGCTACAAGGAATAGATAGATAGTAACCATCCACATACGATGGTTGCGACGAGTGGGAAACATTGTTATTTACGCACACCTTTTTCCGTCCAGATTAACAATGGCTACCCCGTATGTTCTTCCAAATAGGAAGACTTTTGCAGATTATATAACTCGTGTCTTCCTCAAGTACAGAGATAACAAAGATAGAACTGGAAATCGTGAACTTTTTCCATATCAAAAGATTATCCGCGATTACTTGTTGATTGAGACGCCTTATCGAGGTCTTCTTGTCTATCACGGCTTGGGTTCGGGTAAAACCTGTTCTTCGATTGCAGTAGCCGAGTCCTTGATGTCAAACTCAAAGGTATTTGTTATGTTGCCTGCGTCACTGGAAGAGAACTATTTAGGTGAGATTCGTAAATGTGGTGATCCAATCTATGCCTATGATCAGCACTGGACTATGAAAACATTGACAGAAGAAAGTCGCCGTGAAGCACTTGCTCTTAAGATATCCGATAACTTTTTGACTACCAACGGTAAGTTCTACGTAACCAGTCCGGGTGCAGAACCTAATTTTAAGAATTTACCAGAAAGCGAGAAGGCTGTTATTCGTGCTCAAATAGAGGACATCATTCATCAACGTTTTACATTCATTCGTTACAACGGTCTTTCTCGTAACAATATTGAAAAATACGTTGCCAAAGAAGGTGAACCAAATCCATATGATAATGCGGTTATCATTGTAGACGAGATTCACAACTTCATCTCACGTATTGTCAACAAATCTGAAATTGCAAGAAGGCTCTACGATGAAATTTATCACGCAAAAGGCTGCAAGGTAGTTGCTCTTTCAGGAACACCAATTATCAACCGACCCAATGAAATATCTTACCTAATGAACCTATTGCGAGGCCCGATTGATCGTATCAATATTCCATTTGCAACTCCACCAACTTGGGATGAGGAAAAGATTACCAATGTACTCAAAGGTATTCCAGATGTCGATACAATTGAATTCAACATCGTCAAAAAATATGTGATGGTTACTCGAAATCCTCCTCAGTTTCGAAGTGTTTACAACGAAAAAGGTGATCGAATCGCGGTTCAGTATGTGAAAGAAATGAAGACACCACTTTCTGCACAGGATTGGGTGACTTCTTGGAAGGATAAATTTGAGGGAGAAGTTGGAGGTGCTCAAATTGCACTCGAACGAATAACCGTGGATGAGTTGGAATGTTTGCCAACGGATTATACAGAATTCGTGGGTCTATTTTTGGATGGTCTTACAATCAAAAATCCATTGCTTTTCAAGAGACGTATTCAAGGATTGGTTTCTTACTACAAAGGTGCAGATGAAACTGTATTGCCACGCAGAGTCGACGATGATAAGATGTTGGAATTGATACCGATGTCAAAAGAGCAGTTCTCTCGATATTTGGAAGTGCGTTGGGCAGAGATTCGACAGGACAGTCGTAAATCAAGCATTACGATGAACGATGATCTCAAAACATTCCGTGTCAAATCACGTTTGACTTGTAACTATGCTGTTCCTCCTGAATTGAAAGATGCAAGCGATGATGATATGTTAACAGAGGATAACGTTTCTCCAAATGATCGAGCTTTGACCACAATGCGTAACAATCCTGGTAAATATCTTTCAAAAGAAGCCCTTTCTATTTTCAGTCCTAAGATGTTGAAGATGTTGAACAATGTCGAAGGTACATTGGGAGGTGAAAAACGTCGTAATCAGTTCGTATATTCTCAGTATCGTTCCTTGGAAGGATTAGGAGTCTTCTCTGCTATTCTGGATGCGAATGGATGGCAGGAATACAAGGTTACCAAAATTAACAATCAGTGGGTAGAAGATCCTACTCTTGATCCATCCAAACCTGCATATGCGTTTTACACGGGTGAAGAGACACCGGAACAGCGTGAGTTTTCAAGACAGATTTTCAATGAATCCTATGCTGACAACTTTCCAGAAAGTTTGAAAGCCAGTTTACAAGGCAAACCTAAAAAGTTATGCTTGATGATGGCATCCTCTTCAGGAGCAGAGGGTATCACGTTGTTGAATGTTCGACACGTTCACATTATGGAACCGCATTGGACACCAACGCGACACGATCAAGTAATAGGTCGTGCAATTCGTATCAATTCTCACGCAAGTTTACCAGAAGAGGAACGAACAGTGCGAGTCAGTTTCTATATGAGTGTGTTCAACAAAGAAGAGTCCAAATCGACTGAGTATCCTAACATTGTACCCATTCGTCGTAATGATACTTCAATTCGAAGATATACTGGAGAACAGCCAGAAGAGGTATTTATGTCGACCGATGAATCGTTGTACGAAGTAGCGTATGAAAAGGATGTCGTTGGAAAGCGTATTTCAGTCCTCTTAAAAGAAGCAGCCATTGATTGCGAAGTTCATCGTAAGTTGCACGGAAAAGAGAAACCAATGTTATCGTGTATGAGATTTGACAGTTCTGCGACTGGTGAAGACCTTGCTTTCAAACCATCTATTAACAGTGATAGTCTCGATGTATCGTATTTGCGAAATATGACAAAACGACGAAGAAAGTTACAAAAGGTGGAAATCAAAGGAATGTTATTTTTGATAGATCCGGTAACAAGTGAAGTGTTTGATGGACCTGCATTTGAAGACAATCAAAGACTTATGAGAATAGGAATATTATCAGGTCCAAATCAAATTAAGTATGTTTTCACTTAAAGACTGCTAGTTTCTAACATATAATGCGATTTGTTCTCGTAAGTACGCACACAGATCAAACTACTGGCTACTCAAAAGTAGCTTATAATTTGCTCGATCAACTTCGAGGAATAGACAATGTGAAACTTTATCACTTTGGATTCCAACGCCATCCAAACAGATCATCCTTACGTAAAGCTCCTGAAGGAGTCATTCAATATGATGCTGCAGCAAACGAAGATCCAAAAGAGGAGGGATTTGGATTCAATAAAATTAATGAGTACCTTGATATGGTGAATCCAGATGTTGTAATGATCTACAACGATCCATTGATTATTCATAGATTCATCGAAACAATGAAACACGATCGTGAAAAGTCTCCTTTTAAACTTTGGATTTATGTTGATCAAGTATATACTGGAATTGCACAGCCTTTGATTGACAGTATCAATCAACACGCTGATCGAGTTTACTGTTTCACTGAAAAGTGGGCAAAAATTTACAAATCCTATGGCAGTGATCATCCAGAAATCAAGATTCTAGAACACGCAGTAGATTCTACGATGTTCACGAAGATGGATATTTCTGTACGCAAGAGTCTTAGAACAACTTTGAAATTACCTATTCCGGACAATGGTATCATCTATTTTAATGCAAATAGAAACAGCGGACGTAAGAGACTTGATTTGATGGTTATGGCATTTGTAAAACTTCTTAAGAAGAACCCCGATTCTCCATTGTTTGCATTGTTTGTAACCAATCTCAATCCAAAATCAGGTGCACATTACGATATTGGTCGTATTTACCAAGAAGAGATAAAGATTGCAGGACTTGATTTGGAAAAATACAAGAACAATTTGATTATGGTGGATACTGCTCCTCCTAATAATATTACAGATGAGATGATTAATCAACTCTATAATGTAGGTGATATTGGTGTCAATATGTCTGATGGAGAAGGATATGGATTGTGTCAATTAGAGCATCTCTTCACTGGTGCTCCACAGATTGTTACGGATGTTGGTAGTTATGAAACATTTTTAAATGATGATGTTGCAATCCGTATTGCACCTGATAGTCACTATTATGCAGCAGGAACAATGCCTCTTGGATTTGTTATGCCAAGCTTTGATGTTTCAGATGTTACCAAGGCAATGCAGAAGATGTTAGACAATCTCGATAAATACAAGGCAGCTGCATCTTCCTATAAGTTCAAGACTTGGAAAGAAGTGTGTTCTGGCCTTCGTGAAGACATTTCTTCTCTCGCCAAGAAGTAATGCAAATAAATTCAGCCCAAGATTACCTCACATACAAGAAGAGACAGATTATTGCCTCTGCAGCATCTGTTGCTCCTTCTCCTCAGAAACGAAAGAACAATACTGTTTACACTTCTGTGGTCGCAAACCAAGCTGATCAAGTTGTTAGATTTATTGTTCCTATTCAAGCCCAACCCCAACCATCTGCTGTGTTCACTTCAAGATGTTGTACTATCTCGGGTGGTCCAATATAAACATTTGAAAACCATTTATAATAGAATGCCTGGAGGTTTACTTCAACTTGTCGGTGTAGGCGCTCAAAATGAGTTAGTCAATGGAAATCCTTCTATGACTCATTTTCGTAGTGTATACCGTCGCCACAGCAATTTTGCAATGGAACAGATTCGTATGAGTTTTACCAGTTCCAACCTTGAGTTTTCATCTTCTATCACAAAGACTCTTCAATGTCGTATTGATCGGTATGCACAGATGATTCACGACTGTTATTTGGTTCTCACTCTGCCAGATATATGGTCGCCATTAGTGAATCTGAATGGTCAAGCACCACCTGCTGGGTATGATCCACGCTGCACTGCCATCGGTTACGAGTTTCAATGGATAAAAAACATCGGATACAATCTTATCGATCATGTAGATTTTGTTGCCAACGGTCAAGTCATTCAAACTCTTCGTGGTGAATGGTTGAAGATGTATTCCTATATGACTCACGATGAGAACAAACGTAAGATTGTGGATCAGATGACTGGTAACGTTGTAGAATTGTATGATCCTGCAAATGCTTTTGACAGAAACAATCAATATCCCCACGCGATTACTCCGTTGAGTCTTCCATCTGCTCTTCCTCAAACCAAGGTTCCTGAACCATCTATCCGTTCTCGTCAATTGATTATTCCTCTTCATTTTTGGTTCTGCGAAAATCCAGGCCTTGCATTACCATTGGTCTCATTACAGAACTCTGAAGTCTATATCAACGTAACTCTTCGTGCTTTGAATGATCTCTATACAGTGATTGATACCAAACCAGGGTCTATCACATACGGCCAACGTGTCAGTCCATACAATGCAACAATTCCAACTGGCCTTCCTTCTTTCTTGAGCTCTTTCTTGTCTCCTCCAAACTCAAACGGAACACCAAGCAATCCAACACTGACCAACTTCTTTCCAGATCCCTACATTGAGGGCAACTTCATCTACCTCACAGAAATGGAAATGAATCAATTGGCAAAAGCAGATCAGTCATTCTTAATTAAGAATGTGCGCTTCGTGAATAACGAAGGACAGTTCGGTGCAAATTCAGATATTGAGATTCCAATGTTCAATTTGGTTACACGAGTAGTCTTCAATGCTCATCGCAGTGATAAGATTAGCAATAACGACTGGGATAATTACACCAACTGGGACAATCCAAATAGAGCCCCTTGGTCTTCTATTGATGGAAATCCACAGACCAATATGTATTCGTCGGGTCAACAACAGATAACGTCGGTCTATCCAAGAGATAGTGTAGTAGATTCACTCCTGCTGTTTGATGGAAAAGAGCGGTTCGCTACCAAACCCAAAGGCTTCTTCTCGCTTCTTCAAATGTATAAACACTCCACTGGAGATACGCCAGATCTGTTGCCAGGAACCTATATGTATTCCTTTGCTCTCAACAACGATCAGTATCAACCAAGTGGAGCAGCCAATGGAAGTATGTTCAATAAGGTGATCCTTAGATTGACTCTTTTACAGCCGACTCCTCTTGCTGTTTTACCAGGATCAGGTGGAGGATCAACACAAACTGCAGTCTGTGTATTGCGATCAACTGTATTCAACCAGACACCAACAATCATTCCACCTGGAAATATTAATCTATACTCGCCGAATGAAGTGGTTCAACTCATTCAAACAGTGAATAACAACATCCTTTTCACCTACACATACCGAGTTGGAGTCTACGTGGAATCAATCAATTTCCTGCGTATCGTAAGTGGTCTTGCAAATCTTGTATTTGCCAACTAACAATGGTATTGATTAAACAAGCTACCTTTGGCGATGAAACAAGCGCCACTGATATCACTGATACTCTGCAGAGTAAAATCACAAAAGGGTATTTGGATGTTGTCGCAGATTCCAAGTTATTGCCTATGGTTACTTTGACTGCTACAAAGGCTGAACTTACTGATTCTGATAAAGGAGAAGCTCGTAAAAATGCAATTGAACAGTGTGGTGGAAATGCCAACGACCAACAATGCATTGATGAACGAACTGCAAAAATTGAACAATCAATGCTTCAAACAAAATTGGCAGAACAGAATGCAACCGACAAAACAGTAAAAGGACGTAGATTAACAGTCACTGTAGTTGGTGATGATGGAACAGAACAGACACTTCAAATTCCTGACGGACAGGAATTGAAACTCGGCAATCCTCCTCTCTCGTCTAAACTTTCAGGCATAACAATTGCGAGCACACTTGCATTTTTATGGACACCATTACTTCTATTTGTTTGGGTATTCAGTGTTGTAATGACTTATAAAGTCTTCGTCCAAGAGGGTTATCAATTTGCAGGATACTTTGCGACTGCTGTCTCTGTCTTTCTTCCATATTCTGGTTATTTACTAATCCTTGGACTCTATCTTGTCAAGGCCTATATGAATCAAAAATCTGTATCGGTTTAATAATGATTCAACTCACTTGGGTTGTTGCGGGTGTCATAATTGGCATGCTGATTGCGTGTGTTATGGTTCCTCCGCCACGAAATGAAAAGAAGTTGCCGACTCCTCATGACCCTGACACTACCTTTCATACGGATACTGGATGTGTCCATGTGATTTCTACGGAAGTGCCGTGCGGTGAGGAAGCAGATTCGTTAAACGTAATCGCAAGTCTTAATAAGAAGTAATGATTAAGATTACAGAAGCACTCAATCGTGCTGCTCCATTCTTCTCGTTCGTGATAGGACTGGGTATCTCTGTCCTTCTGTTTCATCGTGATTACGCTGTTCTTACCACTCTTGCCGTGCCTGCTTCTGAATTTCAGAACAAAGTTGTGAAAGTGGATGGCAAATGCTATCGTTACCGCGTGGAAGATGCTACGTGCGAAAACCTGTCTTCTAATTAAATGGATGATTCAACCTCTCTTGATGCCTTGTTGCCGTCCCCTCAGGGACCACAATCAGCGCCTCCTTTAATGCCTATGCCTTCGGTCCAAGCCCAACCGCGTTCTCAAATGGCTCCAACCTTTAACCCATCGTTACCTGCGATGAAGTTCATCTTCTCAAATACCACTCTTCAACTCTCTTTCTTTTTGGCTGCTGCTATCATCTCGCTTTCTACTGCTCGTAACCTTTTGCTCCAATATGTTCCAAACTCTTATACCTCTGGAGGTGTGGTAAGCTGGACAGGTGCTGCTGTACTTGGTGCTGCTGCGGTTGTCTTGTCACAGGTCATTAACAACTTCCTAAAAGGGTTTATTGCTTAAGTCCTATCTATAAATAATGGGTAGCCTACAACCACCAGCTTGGATACATCCTCGTATTCTCATAGGTTCTGGCGATATGTTGAAACCAGCATTTGTCAATAAATATAAAATAGGTCACATCATCAACTGTGCAGGTGATGGAGCTGCTCCTGATTGGGTAAAGAAATACTTTCGAAATCAATACGTCTGTTTGAATGCCATTGATAGTACCATTGGAGTTGATATTCTTGATTGGTTTCCTAAGTTTTCAGAGGCAATGTTGCGATTTCTGAGAGAAGATGAGG